CTCCTAAAATCTGCTATAGCAATTCTCAGCCAGTATCAGGACAAGTAAAAAAAATGGCCGCGCAATGTGCGCGGCCACCCCAAGCTTGACGCTTGAGCTTCGAATCAGTACTGCAGAACGCAGTTATCGAAGCGCAGATCGAGCTGGATCTCGAGGATATCGTCGCCATCGTACCCAAGCTCACCGAAGTTCGCCGAGGTGATGAATGCTCCCTTGATGTCCCAGAGCTCGACCACGGTTCCGACCGGATCGATGAGCTTCAGCTGGCAATCACGCTTGTAGAAGTCAGCGTAACCAGCACGACCGGAGACCGACTCGAAGTGAGTGCGGATCCACTCCATCACCTGCTGGGCGCCCGAGGGTGCGATCGCATCGTAGAGCGAGACCGAGAGGGTCTCGAATGTCGTCTTACCAGCGATGTAGCGACGAGAGTTGATCCAGGGAATCTCCTTCTCCTCGGTCTTCACACTCGGGCGCTTCGTTGACTTGATGAGGTAAGCATCGATACCCTCGATGGCAAAAATCCATCGGTTCTTCCTCTTCGGTTCGAACTTGTTGGGTAGCATATCGGTGACTGAGAGTGTCTCGGCCATGTTGTCTCCTGTTCCTTAACTATTGTGGTTACGTTGAAATCTTAGAAACTTGCTGCGTTTCTCGCTTCGAAATCGATCGAGACAAACTCGGCCGAACGTGTGGGCTGCAGGTAGATCTTACCGCGGATGGTGTTGTTCTCTACGTCAGCCTGTGTGGTCGTTGTCGTGTCGATCTGCACCCGGTACCTCTCAACACCACGCTGTGCCTGGATCTGCTTCATGATCGGTGTGACGAGAGCATTGAAGCGTGCGATCGTTGTGTCACGATTTGGCTCGAAGAGCAGACCATAGGCGACAGCCTTCACCCGACGACGAACCTCGATGAGGAGACGACGGACGTTGACACGATCGAGCGCGCTGCCCTCAGCAAGGAGAGTTCTCTGACCGTTGACGACGACTCCTGTACCAGGAGGCGCGATGATCGGATTGATTCCTACGTCGTAGATGGTATCAACATTCTCAGCGAGGAACTTGGTGCTGAGTTCTTCCGCTGGGATGACAGCGCGGATATAACCCGCGGGAGCGTACCACGCGTGAGCGAGCCTGTCGTTCTGGCCGTAAGCTCCGAGAACCATCGATGAAGCCGGTACCCTGACCGATGAAGAGATTCCGGTTCCTGGATCAACGCTGACGAACATATCAGGGAAGTAAGCCGCACCGAAGGAGTTGTTGAGGCTTCGAGCCCTGAACCGGGTCGCAGTGTAAGCAATATTCACGTTCGGGTACACGCTGGAGGCCAGGGAAGCCGTCACGTAGTTGTTGCTATCGTCCTTAAGCTCGACGTCCATGATGTAGAGAGCGTCGAACTTTGTCTGCATCGAGCTGAGCGCGTAATCGGTCACGGATGGATGACGTACGTCGGGGATAGCCAGGAGGCTGATGTCGGAATACGTCTTGTTTGCCATGATGTCCACAGCCTTACGGTAGGCTGCGACTGTCGGACCATCCAGCTGACCCTGATTCGTGTTATCCATCTCGCGGCGGATCGCTGCATCACGCATGTAGAATTTATCAGCGTCAAAGACATTCAGGCCGTCAAAGCCGCCCTGCATGAAGGTCACAAACTTCAGGTAAGTCCTATTCGAGGCATACTGGAAGTCGAGGTTAACGTCCACGAATCTACCTTCCGATCCAGCCAGCGTGGCGTTTCGACGGTAAACCGCCTCATCCCAACGTGTGCTGTCGATCGTTCCATCGGAGCTCGTCATAACCTGGATACGCTCCAGGGTAAACAAGTTCCTATTGAATAGGTCGGCGTCGAGTACCGAGCCGTTCACGTCTGCGACACCCGCGTTGTTACCCGCCCATGGGTTCAGGTAAGTCGTGTGGAAGCTCGGGAAGTACTTCGTGTAAGCCGACAGGGCCGAGGCACCGAGCTGCTCACGTGCGATGGTGGTTCCATCGTTCGGCTGGGTGAGTGAATTGCAGACGTTGAACTGCGGACCCCAGTAGTACTCGCTCGCGCCATCGGCGTTAGGATCACCCGCGGCAGCACCGTTGTTTATCGAACGGCGGAAGAACACCGGGAACTCCCTGGCGTTCGTGAGTGGGACGTTGAGATGGGCGCTGCTATCCCCGGAGCCCGTGGCAAGCAGGTTCGTTCCTGCCGTGACGAGGTGGTAGTAACCTCGAGCTGCGACTGGTAGGCTGTTCGTAGGAACGATCTTGTTGAGGACGTCGTCCGAGAGCTCAACCCTGATCCGACGTGACCTCTTGCCATAGAGGCCCTCTTCAACTATCTTTTGAGCGTCGTCGGAACGATCGAAGTCAAAGTAAGTGTTCTGGTCTCCGATCTTCTTACCTACGAAGTTCGAGCTGTCAGGGTCTAGATCACAGTCGACCCAACCCTCAAGAATGCGAGGAGCGTCGTCCGTGTCATCCCAAGCGCGGACGTTCACAGTGAACTTACCGTACCCGTCCGCAGTGGTCGGGTACTTGATGTTCTCAACAGTGACCTTGTACAGCTCATTGGTGTAAGCTCCGTCCCCGCGAGCGTGAATCCTGAAGAGATCGTACCTTGTTCCTCCGAAATTCTGGGATGCGATGAACGGGGTCGATGGGTGCTGGAACCTATCCTCGAAGTTATCGTAGTTTGGAACGGTGGTTGAACCTGCATTTCTCGACTGCGATCCGGTCAGGCAGAACACGATCTCCTCGAGAGCCTCCGCAGTGCTGAGCCTCCTGATCGTGGACTCGGCTGCGACTCCTGAGCCTGTCGGCACCGCGAACGCGGGTAGGACGTCGTAGTGGTTGTAGAGAACGTACCCGTGCTCTTCGACAAGAAGGGGGTTGGTGTTGAACTTCTTCGCGAAGTAAGCGTCAGAAGTCACGTCGAACGATGCGCTGAGCACGCTCGGATACGCTGCCGAATCGGTATGACCGTTTAGCAAGATTACGAAGTCCTGCTTTCCACCCCTCAGATCGAGAGATCCCGTGAACCATCCACGTGCAGGTGACGTAGTCGTCGCTGTGGGTGAGTATGTCGTTGAGTTGATGTTCGGTGCAGAGGAAGACACGGTGATCTGCACACCGGACGCTGCGAAGAGAACGCCTCTGACTATAGGCTGGGCCGCCGAGGTGGTCTGAACACCGGCTTCCGAGAAAACCCAGGAGCCCAGTGATTCTGACATGTAGCAACCGAGGAAGTAAGTCCTTCCCAGAGCACCGAGAGACGTAGCATATGGGTTGTTACCCAGCTGACCACTTCCTGCCTGAACTTTCTGGGAACCTACTACGAACCCTGCGTTATTCACGCGACCCGAGTTGGGAGAGGACGTCGTACGCTTCTTACCGTCTCCGATTCCCAGCGTGCGGACGTAAGTCCCAGCAGAAGAGTTGTTTAGCCACTGATTGAGTGCAAGCGGCGAGTGGTAATATGAATCAGCAAACCCGAACTCGGTCCTAAACTGCGAGTTATTGGCGAAACTGATCGGGACAAACGCGGTCCCCTGTGAGGCCGGCCCGATGACACCGGCAGAACGTCCCGACGGTTGAACCTCGGTCGTACCCCCTGTGCTATCGTTCTCGTTGAGTATTATGCCTGGTGCAGCCATTGAATGAACTCCTTAATCTCTCGCTTTAACTATTGCAGATTAGACGAACTCGACGCCAGCAGGTGTAATGATAAAGTCAACGGCGATGAATTCTACGGCGCGGGTCGGAACCACGATTATTCTGCCGTTGAGCCTGCTGGCCTCAACGTCAGCCTGAGTGTTGTTAGTCTCATCGCAGATGATCCTGAACTGCTCCACACCAGCCTGCGACTTTATGAGGCTGAGCAGCGGGGTTGCCCGCTCCACGAAAGCTCTTCTCGTTGTTGCATCATTCGGCTCGAAGATGAGACCGCGTGCGACCTGGGAGATCACCCTCTTCAGCTCGAGGAAGAGTCTCCTGACGTTGACTCGATCGAACGCGGACTTTGCGATCTGTAGGGTCTTCTGTCCGAAGATCACGAACCCAGTGCCCGGGAAGGTCGCGATCGGGTTGATCAGGTTCTCGTACAGGTAATCACGGTCCGACGTGCTCAGTCGAACGTCGACGTTACCAACGAAGTCGAGGGCCGCTCGGTTGAAACCAGCCGGAGCGTACCACGGATACGAGACCTTATCGCCGTAAGCGAGAGCACCGAGAGCTGCGATCGAGGCCGGGACCTTCACCCTACGACCCGAAAGCTGATCATTCACGTAAACATCAGGGAAGTAAGCAGCAGTGTAGTTGCTGTTCAGGGCACGCGCGTTGAGAGCGTTCGCCGTCTTGGTCACATTCGGCTTCACACCGGTTGAGTCCTCGAATATTCTGACGTTAGAATCGCTGTAGCTCGGAATGTCAATCACGTACATGCCGAGAGCGTAGGAAGGCATCCTACGAGTGACGTAATCGGTGACAAGCGGCTCACGAATGCCAGGAACCGCGAGCATGTTGATGTTTACCGTGAGCTTATCCGTCATGAGCTTGGCGGCAGTACGGTATGAGCTAATGGCGTTGTTGCTCAGCCCTTCACCATTCGGATCGTACCCAAGGCCTGATCTCACGATGCCCGTGGCGGTTGAGGCAGCAAGGCCACCCGTCTCGATGGACGTCGCGCGATCTCCCATCTTGGCAGCAGCACCGTCAAGTATGTTCAGTCCGTCGAATCCACCGTAGAAGATCGTTGAGAACTTAGCGTATTCAGAGAAATTGTTGAACGTGCTCGCGGAACCAGACAGAAGGGAGGCGAAGGTGACCCTGGTGATCGAGGAGTCGGTGATCCTGTAGTCCAAGCTGTTCGGGACTCCGTTCCTGATGTACGCCGTCTCCTTCATGTGTGATTCGACGGTTCCTGTAACATCCGAGAGGGACGTGTTCGAGAGAGCAACACGGGCGAGCGTGAACTTGTTCGCGTTGAACGCATCGGCGTCGGATCCCGTGATAAGAGAGTCGAGTTTCTGTATTCCCTGGAACCTGGAGTAGGCGAGCACAGAGTTATCGAACTGCGTGCCGGCGTTGGAGTTCATGACGGAGTTCTCGATCTTTCCGCTCGTGGTTCCCGACGGGATGAGCCTCTCGAACTTGACGCCCCAGTGAAGCCTTGAATCCGGTATCTCGAGGATTCCCGGCTGACCGGTGTACGATGAACCGGCGACCTCCCCGTTGGTGACCTTGAAGCGCAAGGGAAGCGGAGGGACGATGGAGCCAGTGAGGACGGTGGCGACAGAGCTGCTGCACGTGAGGCGTGGAAGAACGCCCGCTCCCGCGCCGTAGGTTCGACCGCCTAGCGTAAGCGCGGAATTTGTATCCGTCAGCGTCTGTGTGGTCCTCACGACCGGAACACCGCGGAAGCCGAAGGGAAGAGCTGTCTTCGGAACGACACCTGAATCGAGCGCTGGCGAGATCACCACCCTGACCCGCCTGCTCGCGTTCGGGAACTTACCGCTGATCTGCAGACGACGCTCGTCCTCGGTCAGAGCGTCGAAATTCATGGTGACCTTACGATCTCCAATCTTCTTCGCGACGTAGTTCTGGCTCGCAGGATTGATGTCACAGCCGGTGAAGGTCTCGAGAACTCTCGGTGAAGTGTCGGTATCGAATAGATCACGGACAACGACGTCGAATGTTCCATATGGGTTCTTCGGGTCGGTCGATGCGCGAACGTTGGAGATGCTGATCTTGAATCGATCGTTACCCGAGGCGCCATCGGTCAGGGTCTCGAAGTTGAAGAGATCATACTCAAGATCACCGAAAGGCTGGGAGATGATAGCAGGCGTGCGGGCGGTCGTGTATCTCGTATCGAAACGCCCGAAGTTCTGCCTGTAAGTTGAACTTGAGCCTGAGGCGATAGCGACGCAGGAATCACCCGCGGTGTCGAGTGGGGCGACCTCATCGTCGACCGGAAATTCCAGGTAGAGAAGGTGCTGCTCATCCTGGAACTTCTTCGGATCGGTGTTGAAAACCTTACCGAAATAGTCCGTATCATTTGGGTTGAATGAGGCCGTTAGAATGCGGACGCCTGAGAAACCATCGGTCGTCCCGAACGTTGATCCCTGGGACGACGAGATAACAAACTTGAACTTCTTGTAGGTGGACGAAGCCGCCGATAGGTCGGTGGAAGCCACGTCATCGATTGCAGCTCCAGTGCCAGTCCACTGCGAATTTGCTCCCGTCATGTCGAGCACCATTCCCCTCGCCCCAGTGGGAAACATGAGGACACCACGAACGATGTTCAACGTGTCCGCGGAGGGCGGGCTGAAGCTCGGATTATCGCTGAAAATTGGGAAGCCACGCCATTCCGAGGGTGTGGTGGTATCGGCCGGAAGCGAGTGACGAGCAACGAGGAACTGCACGGCTCCGGTGTTTCTGCCGTCACCGCCCGGAAGGGCCGCGGTAGAACCCGTCACCTTGAAGCCAGCGTTACGAACAGTTCCCTGCGCGACAGTCGTTGAGACGTCGGCAGAGGTTGCGTTGGCACCTGCTCCGAGGACGCGGGTGAAAGTGAGGGCGCCCTTGTGCTTTAACCACTCGTTGGCAGCATACGTCGCAGGACGATCCGGATCGAGACCACCAAAGCGGGCCTCGAAATCCGAGAATGATGCAACGGTCGTTGGTACGAAGGCTGGTCCCGACGCTGCAGCGCCGATGAGTCCACCTGGAACGCCCGTAGGTGCCGCACCCGGGGCGGTAAGCTCAATCTCCTGTTCGAAGAATCCAGGAGAGCGAAAGGTCTGTTCGGACATCAATTGCTCCTAATCTTATGGGCTAATCAGAAGCTAAGTATCACGCAGAAAATGAAACGAGGACATCATTTTAGGTCCTTGTCAGATTTGAAAGAATTACGAACGGCGGTCAGAACCTCCTCTCCGTGGGCGCTGGAGATGCGACGCACTCTGACTGTAACATCCATCTCCTTACCGGTCAGAGGGTCCTCCGTGAGCTTCCTGATGGTGCTGGTGACCTTAGTGGATGTTGACTCCACACCGCCGACTGCGGTGGTGAGATTGACCTGCATCGATGTGCCATCTTTCTGATTTCCTGCCGCAGCTCGCTCAGCCTGGCTCGCAGGATTTGTCCCGATCGCCTGGAGACTCGTGGGGTCGTCCACAGTCGTGATAGGATCTAGAATCCTCGAGTTGATCCTCATGTCCTGAACGTTCGCCATCGGCTCGGGCTCAGGAACACCGTCTACGATACCGAATGAGAATTGGGTCGCTGATAACGTACGTCTCAGCCCGTTGGGTATACCCGGCGACCCTGGAAGTATTATGAACGCGGGAACAGTCACGGTCATCGTATTCTTGATAGCGCGCTCCTCATCGGTCATGCTGTCGAAAGTTGTGTCACTCCCAACGTCAGGCTCGAAAGCTGCGTAGAACCAGTAACCCGATGGGGTCTCTATACGGTACGTTCTCGCCCTCACGTTGTGGTACCCACTCATTATGGTCGTCAGCAGATCGTTGCTGTGCTGCATGTACTGGGTCCACAGGGTTATCTCGTATTTTGCTGTGAAGAACTTTGGTACCGGGATGGATATCGTCTCGTATATGCCACCTGCCAGATTCGGCTCGAGCAACCTACCGCCGACGGTTCGACCGGGTCTGTCTAGGTGCTCACGACGTGATTCGGTTATCGTTGAACCAACGTTGTTGAGTCCCAACGAGTTGGCCACACGTTGGTAAGCAGGATCCTCGCTGGACAGCCTTCGTTGTATGTCTATCGTACCGATGTCACCCATCTCGATCGATTTCGCAGCCTGCTGCTCGAGTCCGCTTCGTGATATCGTGATCAGCGGAAGTATCAAGGCACCGTTCTTGTCACGCAGGGGTTCCTTGCGGCGAGTGATCGCGAATCTCTCACCTGTCGCGAAGATCACCGGAACACGTTTTAATGATCCATCTTTCTGCTGATAGACGAGCGGAAGATCTTTCTCAAAGAGATTAAAAATCGCACGATCGACGTCCTCTATGCCGCAGCTGGGTATCGTTAGGTCATCTGGTACAGAGCCGTTCCCATACCCTAGATCGATCGTTTCACGACCGTACCGCTTACCTGGTGCAAATCTGGTGCTCATTCGTCACCGTAGAAGGACGAGCTCACGCTATCAGGAGTAACTTTCTTTGGACCCGTCAACGGTGCCTCCAGCTTACCATCAGCCTGAAGCTCCCTGCGATCCGCCGTCACGCCAAGCTCATTCTCAGGTGCTCCCCTCTGCTGAACGAACGTGTCCTGTACGACCTTCTCGGTCTCGAGTGTCTGCGCCGCGGGGCCAGGAGCTGTCCTGCTGATGAGACCCTCTCTTGCCTGCTTACCGACCAGCTTGTAACCTGTCAGATGCTCGACCTGCCCAAAAATCTTGCTAATCGTAACAACCTGCGTGATTTCAAAGAAAACTGAGCCGTAGGACATGAAATCGCCGATCTTCATCCTCAAGCCCTTGTCTATCAGATCCTGGGCATGCAGCCGAGCCTCGATGGAGTGATACTTCTCACTTCCGAATTTATTCGTACGAATCTCCCCCGGTGTCCACTCAACCAGCGCGTCGAGCTCGAGTGGGGGATCGAAGATTTTTTCGATCGACTCCTCGTACACGTCATGGACGTTTGTCACGTCGGTCCTCACCGGGTAGTAGAATATCTTTTGACCGATCACGTCCTTTATGACCTCCTTGGTGAGGTCACTGATGAGATCGAGCTCGCGTGGGGTGATGAATAGACGTGCCACGGCTTATCCTATCGTGATCACGCGACCCATCGGGACCGGGATCGCCTTAAGGATCTTCTGCTGATTATCAATCTCACCCGCCTTGGTCTCGATGAGCTTGTTGTACGTCATCGAGTCCAGCATCTCCTTCAACTCGGTCCGGAGTTTATCCTTCTCCTCCTTGGCAGCGCTTTTCAGGTCGCCTCCGTCGAGCTGCAGATCGCCTCCAGGGATAGGCACCGACCCGAACTTTGAACGTATCATGCCGAGCAGCTCCTTGCAGAGTGCTAGAGTGTACTGCCTAACCCATTGACGGGCCATGGAGTTCACACGTGAGTAGACGAAATTGCCGTACGGTACGTTGGAGAGATTTGAGACGCCATTGATGGATTTATCATCGAAAGCAGGAGATATCGGGTTGTTTTCAAACCCGACGCGAACCCACAACTTGAGGGGATTTTCAGCAGTCGGGGCCGGAAAGACCCTGAGCTTCGTACCTGTCACCCGGTAGCTGTAGTTCGATCGTCTAACACGGTTAGAGATGTTCATCTGACCACCGCGGAGGATATCCTCAAAGACTGGTAGCACGTAGAACACGGTTTCCGGAGTGAACGACTCGAAGCTGAACTCGTTGTTGAGGTAGTTGATCGCTGACGTTGTGTCAAAGAATCGGTAGGCAGCAGAGGGGTTGAAGTGCATGATCTCGAAGATACGCATCTTCCTTCTCTCAGGATTCAACGATGAGCTTACCACCGGTGTGTTCGTGCTGGGATCCAGAAGTTCCGTGTAAAGATCGTAGTCCTGTATGTTCTGCCTTAGCTGGATTGAGCCCGATACGGTGTTGTAAGTTCCTCCGAGACCCGCTTCAACAGCGTACGGCTCGGCGAGTCTCACGATGTAGTTCAACGTGTCACGTGGAAACTTCTGCGTCGCCTCATTGAGGCTACCTGTTTGCATCCCTAACAGCGAGAGAAGCTGGCTCTTTGCCTGGTACTGGTTCACTATCGAACCGTACTCCAGGAAAGCTTCCTCGAAGCACGCCCATATCTGCTTTTTCGTGAGCTCAACGGAGAGGATATCATCTCCGAGACGTCTCTTGACAAACGTCACCATAGCGTCAGCCTCGGACTGAAACGTGGCGTCCGAATCAAAGAATGAGAACGGTGTGGGGTTCAGGGTGCTGATAAACGTGGACATGCTGCCGCCTCTACCCTAAATAGGAACGAGCGGCGAATGCCGCTCGTTCACATGATCCGATCGTAAAAAATCAGATCGACGCGGTAACAATCACCCTGCGGGTCGACTCATCAAGAGACGCGAGATACCTGCTGACCGTCGAGGCGTGGAGCAGGTCATCAGCAAACTTCTGCATGACCTCGTTCCGTTGCATGCCCCTGCGGCTGCGACCTTCCTTCATCGCCTGACCTGCCTTCACGGTCGCGGCGCCAGCAGCCTGCATACCGCCGCCCACGGCGGAGACCGC